GGTCTCGGCAAGCTTGGCCTTTGCGGCGTCAAGTTCGACTTGCTTGACGTAGCCGGCGAGCGCGGCGTGACGGGTGCTGGCATCATGCGCGGCGAGCCAGACACGAAAGCCGATGACGGCAAGGACGACGGCGAGCGCTCCCGTGACGACGCGGCCGATCTTTGTGCCGATGGCGAGGTCAAGAATCCATATCATCGGATTTTCATCCCCCGGATGTAACCGGCCAGAACCTTGGCGACGATGTAGGCGCCAACAGCGCCGCCGATGGACAGAAGGCCGAAGAGGAAGCAGAGCATCAGAGCCCCCGCAGACATAGGGCGCGCTCTTCCTGCCGGCGCTTGGTCAGTCCTGGAAGGCGGATGCCGCGCGACTTGTCCCACATCAGCAGCGCATCGCAGGCGCCGCGTAGGTTGCCCTGATTGGCGCGGCTGGCGACTGACGATTTGCAGAAGTTGCCCGTTCCCGCATTGTAGGTGAAGGACAGGAACGCGGCGTAGGCGTTATCTGGAATCGTATCCGGTGAAGCCAGGCATTTGCGCATGCCCGTCTCGAATTCAGCGAGCCGGGAGATGAACATGTCCTTACACTCGGCTGGCGTCTTGTGATCGCCCATTTTGACGCCACGGGTTTCCCCGAAGCAGATCGTGGGAATGCCCACCGGATCTCGGTAGGCATAAGTCCGCAGACCTTCAAATCCAGACACAAGTGCGACGACGGAAGCGGCAAGCGCTCCGCCCTTTTTAATGCGGCTCATCAGGAAATCTCCTAGAGGTCTTGATCGATGAAGCGGCCAACCAGCCCGGCGATCCCGAAGAGCAGGCCAAGGATGGCGAACGTCAGGGGCGGGATCGGGAGTAGTCCCTGGAAAAGCGCCCAGCTATCTCCGATAACGCCCAGCAGGCAGACGAGAGATGCGGCCCAGAACTTCACCGAATGCGCGCGAAGTGCGACAGCGCGACGATTGGAGATCAGTCGCAAGGTTATACTCCAATATATTGTGGAAGACGGCGATCGGACCTTAGGCGCTACCGCTTTCGGCCTATTGCCGACAGGGTTAACCGGGCGAATTCCAGCGAAAATTCAGCAACTTATCCGATAGAGGTATTCGCCTCCAAGTCCATCGCGGTTAACAAATTGCTAATTTTCCTTTGACTCCAAGAGCCTAGCGGGAACAGGATCAGGCTCGGGATCAGGGGGATGAGCTCGAAAGCACCTCTGTCCGGGTATTTGGGTAACAGGGGTTCAATATGAAGAAGCTTCTCAGCATCGCGAAGTCATTCCAGGTCGACGATAACGGCGCGGCCATGGTCGAATATTCGATCCTCATTGGCATCATCACCGCAGCGGTCATCACCATGATCGTGGCCGTCGGCATCTATGTCGGCGGCGCTTGGGGCAAGCTGTGCTCCAACCTGCAGGCCCACGAATCGACCGTCGGCGTCACGATGAACTGCACCTGATGACAGTTCGCGCGCCCTGAACCAGCGCGCTTGCGATAGATGGATGGTTCTTTCTTGGAGGTTAGGACCAGCCAGACTATCGGCCTAGGAGGGGCCGGCGTTCGTCGCGCCGGCCCTTTTTCTTTACAAGAATGAAGCCGCCGCCGCTCGCTTGAGATTGCTGGTGGCGCTGGAGAAACCGGGCGCGACAGCCTGGTTGAATTCAGTGATGAGGCAGGAGAACCATGCCATGGAATCCACCGACTCTGCCGTGACCTGGCTATCCTTGTTGAGCGTGTCGGCGCCGCTGTAGACGGCGCTGATCGTCTCCACGGCGCCGATCATCACGGCGGATTCGATGAGGAAGCCACCATCATTGACCTGCATGCTCGCGGTGGAAACGGAGGTGTTGGTCGACGAAACGGTCTTGCTGTCCATAGGCGTGAACGAGTAACGGCACCGGGTATCGTAGGCCACGCCATACATGCGAGTGCAGCCACCGCTCATGGTGATGACGATATTGCCCGTGGTGCCCGTCGAGAGAGGGAAGCGGAAGATCGCGGTGCCACCGGACGTGCTGCCGACCTGCTGCACCAGCGTCGCGGCGACACCACCGACCGTGACGCTGGAGACTGTCCTCGAAACTGTCGAGCCCCAGGCGAAGCAGATGACGAGTTGCCGCAACGCATTCGCGGTGCCGATGTTGACGCCGTTAAAGGTGTAGGTGGTAAGGTTCGTGTCGTCGCTGAAGCTTCCGGCCAAGATCGGCGCATAGGCAGATCCCGATAGCGGAACGAACGACCCTGCATCGGCAGCTATGCCGACCGCGCTCGGCTGCGACGCCGTGATGTTGATGGTGGAATCGGCTGTCGTGAGGATCGACGCAGTTTCCAGCTTGTATGTCGAGACGGCTCTGTAATCGTCCTGCGAAACTGCGTCGGAACCTGATGAGCTGATCCCGCCCGATGGCAATGAGCCTGCGCGCGCCTGGGTCAGCACGAAGCCGCCGTTGGCGATCTTGAGGTTGCTCAAGGTCACTGATGTGCCGGAGCCGAAGCCACCTAGCCCATGCACTGGCTTCACCCCGGCCGTGGTCGAGCGATAGACCGCACAATTGCAATTGGTGGCGCTGGCCGCCGTCGTAACGACGATCGTTGCCGTCGTGCCTGTAGGCACATCGGCATAATAGATGCCTTGCGGTCCGGCGCTGGTGACTGACCCGTTGATGACCTTCTTGGCCGTCACGCCCCCGATCGTGACGGACGATATGCTGGTCGAGCCTTGCGTGAACGAAATGACGGCATAGACCCTGCGGTCTGCGCTGGCGGCCCCTATCGCCACCGACGACATGGTGAAGGTGGTCACCGATGACGACGTGTCGGCCACGACCGTGAGGAATTCGATCAGAGGATCGACGGCCGCAAACTGGTCAATGGTGATTGAGAACGGTCCGGCGTCGGCATTGTTGAACCAGAGCGCAACGCCGAAGGTGACGACATCCGACACGTTCGAAAAGGGCGACAGCGATTGCGCGCTGAATTCCGTGTTCCAGGTCGATCCGTCGGAACTGGACTGCAGCGTGTAGGTGGTGCCGTCGACCGAAACCGTCAGCCGCAGATAGTTCGGCCCCGCCTGCGTGCCGGAGGCGGCCGCTCCGCCGTCATTCGTTGTGTGGCCGGTCTGTGCGTTCCAGCCGTTGGGCGGCGTGCCATAGACCTGGTATTTGTCGAGCCCCGTAGAGCCGTCGCCGCGAAGGCCAGCAATGTGGAAATCATTGTTCGTCTTAAAGCCGAAGCCGACCATGGCGAGCTTGCCCTGCTGGGCGAGTTGCGCGAATTGCGGCGTGTAGCGGAAGGTGTATTGCCGGCCGGCCTGCACGGTAGCTAGCGGCACCACGAACTTGCCAAAGGATCCGGCCTTGACCTTGCCCTTGATCGTCGTGTCGCCGCTCGACGTCGTGGTGACGACGGGATCGTCGATGCCATCGCCGGAGCCGGTTCCGCCACCGACAATGACGGCAGCGCCAGGCCCACGTCGACCAAGCAGATAGGGCGCAGCGGTCATCAGGCGGCGCCCTGGAAGCCTTCAAGGGTCGCGATCCATGTGGACTGCGCAATCGGCGAGGCGATCGCCTCCAGCGTCTGCAGCAGGCCGAATACCGTCTTTGCGCCTGATGTCGGCAGCGTGATGATGCGCGAGCCTTCGTCCGGCACGAAGATGCCGCCGGAACCGTCGCTGAAGGTGCGCATCGTGCCGGACAGCGAGCCGATGAAAGTGGCGCGCGGATTGGAGAAGGCGGCATTGTCTCCTGCTCCGACCGTGGGCGAGGCCCTGAACAGCCACATGCGCATCGCCTTGCCAGCAAAGCCGGTGTCGGAGGTGATCAGGCGCAGCCGCTCGATCGTCACCAGATCGTCGTTGACGTCGGACATGGAGAACGAGAATGGCGTGACCGATCCCGCCGTCGTGCTGTTGGCGACGGCATCGTTGGCCGCATAGGCATTCGTGTCGTTCGGCCGCGTCATCGTGGCGGCAACCGCCTCAATGAACTTGGTCTTGACCTTGCCGATCAGGTTGGTTCCGGCAGAAAGACCGACGGTCCATGTGCCGGACTGGCCAACGGTCCAGCTTCCGGATTGGCCCACCGACCACGATCCGTTTTGATCGACCGCCCATGTGCCGGATTTCGACACAGGAAGCGCCGTGCCAGAGCCGTCGACCTTCAGGCCGCCGCCGGCACCGAGCGCGGTGGGCAGCAAGCCGATCAGCGACGTCAGCCTCTGTGCGATGCGCTGTAGGCGCCCGTTGATGCCGCTGGACGCCGTATCTGTCGTCGGCGCGGTTTCCGTGAGCGAGCCGATGCCGGTGACCGCCGGATCGTCGGATGCCAGCGTTACGCGCTGGACGGCTGCGGAAACAGCTCCGGCCCCGCCGACCGCATCAGTCGCGGAGCCGTCCGCACCGAGCGCAAGCTTATTGCGCTGATACTGCACGCCGCCGATGTCGTCGGTCGCGACGGATGAGCCGGTACCCGGAAGGGTCACGTTGTCGGTCATGCGATTGTCCCTTGATTATGCGGAAAGCGTCGGCAGCAGGCTATCGTCTTGCGGATCGAGCACGGTGAGCGATTGGATGCGCGTTTCGGCGAAGACGAAGCCACCGGAGTTGCCGCCGAAAGCCGCCGTCGTGGGCGCGATCGAGAATGTGTCGGGATCGCCGGAATAGGTCACGACAGAGCGGCCGTCGACGGAGAATTTCAGCTTGGCGTTGGTGCGCGTCACCGCGACCTTGTGGCCATTGTCGCCGACAGCGGCCGAACTATCGACGGCGCCCCGGAAATGCGCTCCCGAGAAGTCGGACACATTCATGAATTCGCCGGAGCTTTGCCGCTTTATGATCAGGCCGTCATCGCTGGTGCCGGAGTTGATGATCGCCAGCGGGACAATATTGCCGGTGTAGTCGAGATGGTCCCATGCGAGCACAAGCGTGTAGTTCGCGGTCAGCAAAAGCGTGAGAAGATCACCGATGATGTCGACCACATCCTCGGTGATGACCAGGCCATCGGCCGTGACCAGTTCAGGGTTGGCGACGACATCCCCTGCCGTGACGGTGACGCCGTTGACCGTATAGGATTCTGTCAGGAAATTGATCACGGTGCCTTCGATAGGCGGAGGACCGCCGCCACCGAACGACATGAACGGATTGAGCAGTCCGGTCACGGCGTGCGCGTCCCGATGAGGTAGGCCTTGAGCCCCTTGGCACCGGTGCCGGCGCTGGTGATGTCGAATGTGAGCTTGTCGCCCTTGGCGAACGAGGTGGTCGATAGAACCGCCGCAGTGCCAGTGAGACTGGTGTCCTCGCTAGCGTCAACCTTCGGTTTGGTGGAGAAGATGGTCGAGCCGTTCTTCTTGACATCGATCTCGACGGC